AACATCGGGGTCATTGAAAAAGCCTTGAATTGCCATTGAAGGTTCTGCCCCATAATCTCGCATTGCTCTTTCAGGGTTCTGTTGAAATTCATTTTCATATTCAACAGGTATCATTAATTTTTTACCTTTATATTTAGGAATATAATTGCCTAAATCAAACTTCTTCCCACTAAACATATCTGCAGGCATTGCTTCCCAAAGAGGCGTTCTCCGTCTAAGCACATTAGGATTACTCTCTTCTTCTTTCCATTTCTTTTCAGCGAAATCATAAATATATCTAGGAGAAGTAATGATAAACATTTTACCCCTACTAAAAAATCGAGAACGAATACGCTTTTTAATCTGATTATAAGATTCTTCGGCATAGTCTTTATCTTTGGTTAAAGTATGAAATGAGGCTTCGTCAATAACTGCCCCAAAAATGTTATAACCGAGAGGAGCTTCTTCGTTTGAACCTATAGGGAGAATAAAGATATTCTTAGGCAATCTAATTTTTGATTTAATTCGAGGGTCAGGAGGATAAAAGTTTTGAAACCATTGATTATTATCAATTCTGTTTTTAATTTCACCAAAAACAATGTCTTTGGCTTGGCTAAATGATTTAGAAACATTAACAAAAGCAATCCTAGTGCCCTTGGCAAATCTAAAGTATGATTGTGGGTTCTTTAGGCAAAGGAGGCGATAAATGATATAGGTTATTGCCATCGAGGAGACATAGGATTTCCCAGAACCAATGCCAGCAATATAAAGAACTTCTTCATACTTTCCAAGGTTCTCAAAATCCTTAAAGCCTCCACCAGTATCAAAGATTTTAATTAAGAGTTTTTTGTTGTAAGGTCTAGCTGCATCCTGTTTAGTAACAAAATTAGGATTTTCTAGAAACTCCTTCATTGTTACTGGCTTGTGCTGGTATTCTGGATGGCTGGCTAGAAACTCCAGTGTCGCTAATTCCTTCAGGTTGGCGTTGCTTAAGAACTTTTCGAATGGCGCTGATAATAATAGTTTTGTCATCTTTATTTAGTTTATAAATTTCGGCAGCAAATTTACTTATTCTTGCTTCTACTCCTAGATTAACATTTAATCCTTCAGGTGATTTTATACCTTCTATTTCTACTATTTTACCTAAAATTGTCAATGCTGTATTCATAAAACTGTTTCTAGTCGCCCCTGTTGCACTTAAATATTCACTAATTGCCCGATTATATAAAAATTGAAGCTTGTCTAATATTTCTGCTCTTTTTTCGTCAAAATCAACATCTTGTGAAAGGTCTTCTTGTCTAAGATAACTTATATCATTCTTAATGACTTCTTTACTAACAGAGATAGTAATTTTTCTTTGGCTTTTACCAGCTTTAATACCCTTTTTAAGAATCTCAACAATTTGTTGGGGTTCATATCCCATTCTCACTAATTCTCTCACTTTGCCTCTACGAAAAGCTATCATATGTATCTTATCAGGATCAGCATTTTGAGCCTGTAAGTCTAATTCTTGAACTGTTGGTAATGTGTTATCAAGATTTTTTCCTGTCATGTTTCGCTAGATATTCTAAACAGATAATTACTAAAGCATCAGCAATATTTTCTTTCTTTGTTACCTCAATGGCTTTTTCAATAATTCTATTTTGCTTGGTATTTAACATAATTTTAAATTCATGTTCTTCGGGTAAGCCTTTTTCAAGTTCGACACCCTCATCATCAAACGAATCAAAGTCATATTGAAGTAGGTTTTCTAATCCCTTAAATTGTTCAGATGTATAACCAAGTTTCTCTTCTAATTCTTCAATTGAGTAGGTTTTGTGAAGTATATGAATCACTTCAGCTAATCTCAGAGTATCAAACTCACCTCTTAATTTATTCATATTGATAGAAGAAATCATTGCTTCAGGAAGTTTTTTATCAAGCACTATAGCAGGAATCTCTTCATAACCAATATTTTTAGCGGCAAGATAACGATGTTCGCCATCAATAACTTCATATTTTATTTTCCCTTTTGGTTCAATATGACGAAGTAGAATAGGTTGAAGTATCCCTTCTTCTTTTATTTTCTCATTTAACTGTGCCATTAATTCGGGTTCCATGACATTAGGATTAAAAGAATTTTTTCTGATTTCATTAATAGGAACTGATTTAATTTCGTGTTTAAATTTTAATTTTACCATTTGACACCTCTTTTTTCCCAGACATGGGTTACAAAAGTTTCCATTTCTTTGAATACAAAAGCATTTTCTAAAGTGCGGTTTTTATGTGCCCTGCTTTTTATATCAAAAAATTTATAAACATCTATTTTCTTTATTCTATCAAAAATTCGCTTATCTTTATACCATGTGCTTTGTAGTTTAAATGTTTCTTTATCAAAACTATAAACTGCTCCTACTCGCCCTCCAAGTATCCAGTTAGTATTGTCAACTGAATAAAAAGGGTAACGTAGCATTAGTTCTAAGTCGCCGACTCCAAAACCATGAGTTTTAGACTTTAATCTAACAATGCGAAAACATTTATCGAGATGCTTAATTCTACGAAGCTTAGGAACTCCTACAAGCCCTCCTAAAGCAATGTAATCGTATTCCTTGGTCATTCGTTCTAATTCTTTATAAGAAGAACCTATATGAAAGGTTGCTAAGGGATGTAAACCTTTGCTTTCCAAATATCGTTGATTCTTTTTCGTTCCTTTCGCATCGCCAATGACATCTAAATTAGCATAAACTGCCAAATAAGGGCGATACTTTTTTACAAAAGTAGCATAATCATCAATATTAATTGGAATCTTTCTCGTCCAAGCAGAAAAAGCACCTGAATCTAGAAAAATACTTTTGCCTAATAAACCTCTTTTTTTATGCCATTGAATAAACTCACTCTTACCTGATTTGTTTCTAAAAGTTAAATAAGATTCAAGTAAGTTTTGTAAACCTGCTTTTTTGGCTTCATCTGAATAAGCACTATATCCAGCAAAATATAATTTCATTTTTTAATAAGACTCAGAAATTCTTCTCTTGCTTCAGCTTTTTTTCTAAATACACCAAAACAAGCAGAGGTTGTAGTAATACTATTAATTGATTTCGTTCCCCTCAATGAAACACAATCATGACTAGCTTTTAACACAACCATAACTCCTAGGGGTTTCAAGGTTTCCTTAATTGATTCTGCTACTTGACGGGTAATTCTTTCTTGATTTTGAAGCCTTTTAGAAAACATCCAAACAAGTTTAATTAATTTATCTAATCCTATGATTCTTTTTTTAGGAATATATCCTATCCAAGCCTTGCCTCTAAAAGGTAGTATGTGGTGTTCACAAGTGCTTGTAAAATCAGTGCTTACTATTATCAGTTCATCATATCGTTCTGCCTGAAAAGTTCTGTTAAGAATATCTTTTGGTTCATAATTATATCCTTCAAAAATTTCTGGCCAATCACGAGCTATTCTTTCTGGAGTTCTTTCTGTTCCTTCCCTTCTTTTATGCCCTTCTATTGCGTCCAATAACAGTTCTGCTGCTTTATAAAGCTTCTTCCTATCAATTTTGTTTTTAGATGGTTTTGTTGAGCCACTTTGTAAACTCATTTTTCATTCACCTCCCAAGGATAAACTATCCATTTATTTGTATCTTGACAATAATAGTCTGGTTTAATAATAGGTTTGTTTTTTGATTTATAGTGTAGCACAATGATTTTACTATTAGGAAACAATTTTTTAGCAACTCTCATTGTTCCGCCAGTATCAATAACATCATCACAAATAAGAGTTGGTTTTTCACAAGGCAGTTTTTTATTAATGCCTCGAAACATTGTTAGTTTTCCTCTTTTATCGCCTTTATAAGAATTAAGACAAATTGTTTCTATCGCACAGGGTTTAAAAAATTGAGCGACTAATCCAGCAACAAATAAACCACCTCTAGTTATGGCAACCATCATTTCATACTTAAACCCGTCTTTTTTAATTTGACTGGCAAGAAATTTACAATCTTTTTCAAGGTCTTGCCATTTGTAATATAATTTATCGCTCATATTTGGTTGGGTCAGAAACATTCGCTTTTTTAAACGCTTCCTTTCTTTCTATGCAGGTGCTACAGACTCCACAGTGTTTATCTAATCCTTTGTAACACGAGTAAGTAAGTTCAAAAGGAACTCCCAACATATATCCCATTCTAATAATATCTGTTTTATCAAAAGAAACAAAAGGGGCGATTAATTCAGGCCAAGGTTTTTGATAACCAAATGACTCCGCTAAAGCCATTCTCAAGGCACGAACAAAACCTGGTCGGCAATCTGGATAAATTAGATGGTCTCCACCATGAGCAGCATAAGCGAGATAATTGGCTTTAATTGATCTTGCATACCCAGCGGCAATTGATAACATAATCATGTTACGATTAGGCACCACTGTAGATTTCATTGATTCTTTAGCATAGTGCCCCTTAGGGATTTTCTCTTTTTTATCAGTTAATGATGATTTAAGAAGCCCGCCTATCTTTTGAATATTTACTAATTGAAATGGGATACTCAATTTTTTAGCAATTTTTTCAGCTATTAAGATTTCTTTAACTTGTTTTTGCCCATAATTAAAAGATAACACATATAAATCATGCCCTTTATCTTTTAAATAATAAGCTAAAGTAGTAGAGTCAATTCCTCCTGACACAATAATTACTGTTTTTTTCATAGTAATCCTGCTAATTTATAACCTAAGAAAATACCAAATATTCCCACTATGCCTGCTAAAACATTGGGTGCAGGAACAGGCAGATTCAGTTTAGCGAATATAAACCCACAAATTACTCCTGTTAACAATGATAAAGCTAAGATTTTCATAATTTTCTAGGATAAAGAATTTTATCTTTATCTTCATATCCCCTTTCAGGCTTTAAACATTCAATCGATTCAAATATAACTCTAACGTCATTATGTTCTGCATGAGCAACTACTTTTTGCAAATCCATAATTAACCGTTTTGCTTTACATTCAGTGTAAAGACATTTATCACAAATACAATTACTGTCTGCTATTTTCATTTTGATTTCTCTGCTACTTTTTCAGTCATCCCTTGACTTTTTAATATACGAACATTGGCTTTTCTAGTGGCTTCGATTATTTCGGTATTAACGTTATTTTCTTTACACCATTTAATTAGACTATCAACATCTTTCGGAAAACATTTGCCACCATAGCCTCTTTTGCCTTTATGAAATACTTCCCAATACATTCTACCCATTGGTGAACCAACCCATTTAGAAGCTTGACCTGCTTTTTTAACTGCTTCAAAATCTGCTCCTATCTTTTCGCATATATCATAAAAGAAATTAGCGAAAATCACCATTAAAGCACCATGAAAATTATTGACATATTTGGTTATCTCTGCCTCTGATGCCTTCATAATTACTCCATATGGGCTTTCAGGAAGAAGATTTAAGACCTCCATTGAATATTTTCTGCTTTTATCTGTGTAGCCAACCAATTGCCTATCAGGATTAATAAAATCTTCTCGGGCGGTAGCTTCACTTAAAAATTCAGGGTTAAATAAAAGTGTTAAAGTTGGATATTTCTCTTGGAGTTTTTCTGTTGTGCCTGGTGGGATGGTTGACTTAATAATAACTATTTTCTCGTTTAATTTATATAAAACTTCGTTTAAAATTGATAAGTCGTATACCTGTTGCTCCCATTTGTAGGGTGTAGGAACACAAACAAAGACATAATCAGCATCTTTGTTAATTTCTTCCCAATCGTGAGTTTGGCTGCCTAAAGATAATCCCATCATAAGATGAGCTTTTTCTTCAAAATATCTATAAATTTGAGCACCGACAGCCCCAGTATGCCCAATTATTGCTATTGTTTTTTTCATTTATTTACTCCTTTTATTTCCCCACAAAAGAACCTGTAGTCTAGGGATTAATTGCCAACCTTCTTTTTTACATAATTCAACAACTGCCCGACCATGTTTAGCAACTTTTTCTTGAGTAGTTCCTTCAGGCATTAAAATAATTTTATTTTTATCTAAATCGCATTCAGCGACTATCTTTCCAATTTCTATTAAATCATCAGGTTGAATAACAACAAATTTAAAGACAGAATTATATCTTTCCTCATTATATTGTTTTAATATTTTTGGTTTATATCTAAGTAATTTAGGATTATCTGAATTAGCAAGTTTAGGTGAAACATTATATTGGATAAACCTTCTTCCCATTTCTTCTATCTTAAAAGGAGGTAGGGTTCCATTTGTTTCAATTTCAAAAAACCAGTTAGTTTGCCAAGATGTAGCTAAATGATTGGGTTCAAGTCTATCAATTAATTGAATTAATGCTTCTCTTTGTAATAATGGTTCGCCACCAGTGATAACTAGTCTATGGCAATGATATTTTTCAATCTCTTTAGCTATTTTTTCAATACTCCATCTTTCAGGTTCAGTATAAAATCTTTTATCTTTTCTATCCCAAGTATAAGGGGTATCGCAAAAAGAACATTTAAGATTACAAAGATGAAGTCTTAAAAAAACCGCAGGTTTGCCAATAGATATGCCTTCGCCTTGCAAACTAAAGAATACCTTATCGCCACTTAATAAAAGACTATTCGGTTTAATAATTATATCTTTCATATTTCTTCTTGATAGGTGGCTTTATTGGTTGCTGTTTCATAAACAGTTACTTCAACTAATTTAATGTTTTTAGCTATAACTTTTAGAGCAGGTTGAATGTCTTTATAAATATCACGAGCCATATTTTCAGCAGTGGGATTACCATTCATCCAAACAACCCAACTACTTTTAAGAACACTACTAATAGCTTTGTTTTCTGTATCCCCACTCTTTAAAATTAATTTATGGTCATATCTATCACTAACATAAGTTTTAAGTAATCTCTTTAAATCCCCGAAATCTATTACCGCTCCCCAGTTATTTAGCTTTGATGATTCAACAGTTATTGAGACTCGATAGGTGTGCCCGTGGATTCTTTGGCATTTGCCCTCATAATTAGACAAGCGATGGGCGGCATCAAATTTTATTTCAGCCGTAATCGAATATCTTGGCTCTTTGCCCTTATCTTTTTTAAAGCGAAAGCGTTTTAGGGTTTTATTTAAAGGCATCTTAACCTCCTTGCTCTGTTTGCTAGCACGCTGAGATTCGAACTCAGATCTTCACCTTAACAGGGTGTTATTCTACCATTGAACTACACGCTATTGTTTTGGTTTCGGGAACAGGAATCGAACCTATATCTCAGAGTTCAAAGCTCTGCGTGCTACCATTACACCACTCCGAAATGTCGGGTTGATGTAATTAGTTCTGTTGATTATTTAAAGTGCTTTGGGTGATGGAGGGGAATCGAACCCCCGCCCCTCGGCTCACAACCGAGTGCTCTACCACTGAGCTACCAACACCATGTTTGGTGTGGTAATAACTATGGTAAAAAACCTCAGTTGATTTCATTTTCTAGCTTTCTTATTTTTTTAATTAATTGTTGGTTATTGGGGTGTCTTCTGGTTAGTTTTCTCAGTTTTCTCAGCTTGTTCTTTTCTCGTCTTTGTTCAACTCTATATCTTTTGCATCCTGCTTCGTTCCTTCCATGTTTTCTAGCTCCAGAACCACCTCTTTGTCTTTTAGTAACCATGACGTTCACCCCCTCGGGTCGTCACCCTATATTAATCTTCGGTGACGTTACGTCATGGATATTCCTTTCATTTTATGTTTATTTAAAATTTTAAGAGCTTCAAGCACTTGATTAGGGGCGATACACTTAAACTTTGCCCCCCTAAAAGTCTTAACCCATTCTTTAGCCTCTTTTATAGTCATGTTTTATTTTAACACACTTTCTTCCTTAAAGCACTCTTTATAATATTGATGTATTCGATATTCACAATACCAGCGAACGTTTTTTCCCATTCCAGGCTCTAGCCTCCATGATAACTCAAAAAGTTTTTTAAGGCGACATGTTTTATCCAAAAATTCATTAGTATTTATGTGTGGCTTCATAGGCTTTTTCAAGTTTCTCGTAATCTGCGAGAACGGGTGGTATTTTATCGCTGATGCCATAATAACCAACGTGCATTTCAGATATGATAGAAAAACTATCTTTTGAGCCACACTTAAAGCAATGGGTCAAATTACGTGCAGAAAAGCCATCTTTAGCCTTTTTTAGGGCTTTGGCTTCTTTTTCACTAATTACATGATGAATAGTGCCACACTTAAGACACTCTACAAAATTACGTTCATCCATATTGCTTTAAAAATTACTTTTTAAGCTTTTTCTTTTTTTTCCTGGACGATGGGCTTGGCTCCCCTTTTTCTATAATAGTTCCAGGTGACTTACTTGGTTTTACTGGTTTGAGGGTTTTTTCTTGAGGCTTTGGTTCATATTTGGGGTCAGTCAAAACGAAGTATCTTATCTCACTACCAACAATTAAAGTTTCAACACTAGTTACTGGAATCCCATTTCTTTTAAAACTATTAAGTGCTTGATTGAGTTTTCCGAAGTCATTGTATTGATAAAGCTTCATATTTATTTATTTTATCATACCAGAAGAAATTATGAAATTGCCTCCAGGTGCTCAAATTTAACGGTAGTAAACTTATCCTTACCTATTTTTACCATTGCCCCATTCCCAAATATCATCTCTACCTTTCCAATTTTCCCAATCTTATCTAATGGGCCAATAGTAATTCTTACTTTATCTCCTTTTTTCATTTTTATTTAAATCTTTTAAATGGTGAAAGTAACCAAGCAAACCAGATTGCCGTTTTTATGTCTAAACCATTCTCTCTCGCTATTTTAAAGTTTTCCCAAAAATCTTTAATTATTTTTTTCATTTTTTTTCTCTAAATAAATTAAACCAAATCCACATTATACTCAAAGCAAGCCAGTGCCAATTTTCAAATCCTCTTGGGAATGGTTCAAATAACCACTCCCATGCTCTATTTATTATGTTTATTAAAGAATGATAGAAAGTCATTTTTGTCTAAAATTACTAAGTTAATATTGTAATTGCTTAGGGAAACTGACAAGCATGGCAATTTTCTACTCTTTAGAGCTTCATTATAAATTTTTTGCCATATATCAACAGTAATGCTGAAACTCTTTTTCTCAGTTATTTTCCTCTCTATTAGAAAATCCTTAGTGACTATATCTCCTGGAAATGACCATATACCACCACTTCTTGGTGTTTTTCTGCCACTAAAAAGTTTTGCGTCTTTAGTTTCCTCTCTTTGCCATTTCTTCACTTTTTTATTACCCTATTTTTATTAAAAAACGCCTTTACACCAATACCTACCAAAATTAAAAAAGCAATAATTGCTACATAATAATTCCAAGCCAGCCCAGATGGATCTGGAGATGGAGTTACTGTAGGAACAATTTCTGTTACTGACGTTGCTTCTAGAGTTGGTTCTGGTGTTGGTATCTCAACATTGGGACCATTGCCGTTTGCTAAAATCATAATTTTATCACCTCCTATTTTATATTTATAATTTTAATTATTTAGTTGGTTTAGATGGTGTTTCAGGTTCAGGTGGTGCTAACTCTTTAGTTGGAGTAGTTTCACCTGTTTCTCGTTTTCTGCTGTCTAAAACAATCATTTCATTAGCAACAATTTCAGTAATGTAATGTCTATTCCCGTCTTTACCTTCCCAATTTCTATTAGCTATTCTTCCCTCTATATAAACCTTTCTACCTTTAGATAAAAGTTGAGAGCAGATTTCTGCTAATTTATCCCAAGCAACAATGCGATGAAAAGTTGCTTCTTCTTTTGCTTGCCCTTGAGAATCTTTCCAATTTCTATTAGTTGCCACTGAAAAATTAATAACAGCCGTTCCCTGAGGTGTATATCGCAATTCAGGGTCTGCGGTTAAGTTACCAATTAACTGAGCTTGATTTAAGCTTTTCGCCATGTTTACCTCCTTTTTATAGTTTTGTTAGTTTTTCTTTAAATTTAGGTTTCGTTCTAATTGCTTGTTCTAGTTCTTCTCTCCCTTGAAATGTTTTATTTAAGACATCATAATAACCACCACGCCTTTTAATCTTGTCTTGTATCAAGAGCATAGAAACTAGCTCATCAGCTGTGTCAAATAACTCTGAATCAGGATTTTTAGTATCAGGGTAGTAGAAAAGAAAATAACCGTCTCTATAGGGCTGACAGACCTTAGATTTAGTAACCTTGAATTTAACCTGTTGACCAATTTTTCTTTTATTATCAGTTAAAAACTCTCCTCGCCTGACTTCTACCCTTAAAGAAGCATAAAATCCTAAAGCTCTACCGCCACTGGTTATTTCAGGGTTACCATAAGCACCAATCTTTTCCCTAATTTGATTAACAAAAAATATCAAGGTTTTATTTTTAGCAGCTTTTCCAGTTAACTTGCGAAGTGCTTTGCTCATTAAACGAGCTTGTAGTGCCATTGTTTGCTTTTCTATTGATTCTTCAATTTCATATTTGGGAACCAGAGAAGCCACACTATCAACAACAATAACAGCAACATCTGATTCAAGAAGTATATCAACAATATCAAAAATTTCTTCACCAGCAGATATTTGAGAGATAACTAATTTATCTATATCAACACCAAGTCTTTTAGCAAATTTAGGGTCAAAAGCATTTTCAGCATCTAAGTAAACACAGTTTTTACCTAATTTTTGAGCTTGAGCAATAGTACGAAGTGCAATTAGACTTTTACCTGAAGAATAGGGGCCATACAATTCAATGGTTTTACCTAATGGCCAGCCACCACCAATACAATTATCTAGATAAGGAGAACCTGAAGAAATGCGTTCAACTTTAATGGTCGGCATCTTACCAATTTTCCCAATTGTATTTTCGCCGAATTTCTTATTTATCCTTAAAATCGCTTTATTTAGGTCTGTCATACTCGATAGGTGGATTTATAGCATACATCCGTGCTTTCAATTCTTGTGAGTTAGAAATATAGCTTTGTATTTGTTCCTGTTTGAAAAAATCTTGAATCAAAATCTCACTATCTTTAAAATCTTCAAAAACAAATTGTGCTCTTCGCCTACCCTCAGACCAATCAACTTCTTGAAGAATAATACCATTCATTAAGAGCCAAACGGCAATATGAAAATTAGTTGTTTTATAAATCTTCTTTTCTTCTTTATTCATTTTTTCCTCTCTTAAATATTATATTATTATTTCTTTCCTTTTGCAACATCCTGACGCAAAGTTCTTAATCTTTTTTTAGTTTGTTCACTTCTTGGATAATTTTGGATTGTAGTCTTGCCCTTTTTTAGGCGATATTTCTTGCCTGCTTCTAAGTTTTTAAAGGTTTTATATTTAAGATTTGCTTTTCTCAATTTTGCCTTAGTTTCTTCACTCATCAAAGATTCATTCATATTTAAGCCAAGCATCTTTTTATATTCTCTAGCAGTGATTCTATGATGCCTAGTAATATGTCTAACTAAATCTTTACACCATTTGCCACATATCTGCATCTTGCCACCTTTCCCTCTAACAGGAAATTCGCAAAGAAAGGCATCCATTAATGAATCATAAATTAATTTACCATACATTTTAGTCTTTTATCCTTCTAGACCAAGGCGTTAAGTCAATAATATCACCTTGTAAGTAATAATCTTTATTATACCAGTAAGCACATCCACTTTCATGTATTCTTTCTTTTCTAATATAAACACAATCCATTAAAAAGTGTTCTTCTGATTCATGGTCTTTATCTATAAACTCTTCTCCTGTCTCAATGTCTTCACATTCAGTATAATAAGAAATTGTTTTTTCTTGTTTATAATCCCAATGCTTATTGCCAATCCCGAAATAGAGATGCCAAGTTCCAGGAAAAAATGGCTTAATAATAGAAACCCCTAATGCTTTCTGACGATAAGGGCCATTACAAACCCCTGGGTCAACATACCAGCCTGTATAAAGACCAAAAATGAGAAGAAAGATAAGAACGATTTTAATTTTTTTAAACATATTTAATAATCTGAGGGATTAAAAATTTTCTCGACACTTTCTACCCCTGTTAATTGCTTATTTATCCACCTAATTTTCCCACAAATATCTTCGTATTTAGGATAAATGCCTTGAGAAAATTCCCAAGGATCAGTTTCTATCGGTTTAGTTAGTTGAAGCTTGCCCCCTTCTAATCTTTTTCGTGCTTTATTTACTATCTCTTTTACCATCCCCATGTTCCCAGCTTTCCAATATTCTCTCATTTTAAAGAAATCTTTGGAAGACGGGGAGGTTCTTACTTTTTCATAATAATTATCCCACCTTTTTTCAATTCTAGTCTGTTCTAGTCGAGGCAGTTGTTTCCAAGCCAAATAAGCCCCAATTTCAGCCCTACTTTCTAGGAACATCTTTTTGTTCTCTAGCTTTTCTTTTTCCTGCTTTAGCTTCCTGTTTGAGGGTTGTTGTGGGTTATACATGATTTTTTTACCAATGATAAACTAGATTAATAACTTCGTCTAACTTACATAATAACTTAAAAGAAAAGTCTTCATTTAACTCCTTTAATTCTTGCTTCACGTTCAGAAATAGCAATATCTTTACGTTTATCGCTTGTTTTTATTTCTATGACTCGGCACATTTCTAA